CATCTACACAGGTGCCGTCCGGGGCAATCACGTCAATGTAATCCTCGTATAATTGCATTCCGAATGCGCCGTCGGCTACGCCGGTTGTCGAACCACTATTGAACATTTTCCTGTTCAGCCAGAGGCGGGTAGCATTTTGGCCTTTATCAACCAGATGGTCGGCAAGGTCAAGCAACTGCTCTTCAGTGCCTGCAAGAATGTTCTGAGTGTACTCGTCAACACCGTATCTGAGAGGCAGTTGGGCATACTTCCAACGAAACCGAGGTTTCTCCAGAGTGTCCTTTGCCTCATCCGTCAACGGGGTATTGGCCGTGTATTCCTGCATCAAATCGTCGATTTCGTCGGTGTCTACCAGTCTCTCGATATACTTACCACCCTTATAAGAAATCTGGCCCCGACGCTGCAACTCTTCGACTACAGGAGTAGCCATGTAAACTTCATCTACGAGAGAACGAACGAACAATTCCCTGGTAGCGTTTGATAAATCATCTAATGCCATTTTAGTAAATCCTTAAATTAGGTTCCGGACTTACTCCCAAAGAGACTAAGTCCTTTCTTTTTAATGTCCGCCAGCACTTCCAATCGACTGCCCTTTTTCACTTCAGGCGAGTCTAAAGAAAGCGAGGCTGTTCCACTATCTGTCTGAGTTTTCGTTTCTTTTTCCTCAGCTTCATCTTTGACAAACACATAACACGCCCGCATAAGAGTCATTGCTGCAATAACATCCTTCGGTTGCTTCTCCGTGCCGTCGTCTACAAGTTTGTCCGCTCTCTTTCTCGCTGAGTTGCGAAACTTTGCACCAAATTCTTTGTCCAGAGGTTTAAGGATTCTTTCAATGGTCTTGTCTTTTTCGCTCTTGGCGTCGTCCTTTTCGGCCTTCTCTTTGAAGCCCTCGGCAAGTTTTGTCAACTTGTCAATCGCCTTCTTCTGGTCCCGAATCTCTTTTGCCATTTTGCCGACGGTTTTAATCGTCTTGGCATCCACAAGGTCGGGATCGAGTAAGTCCTCAACAGGAACGTCCTGCGATTCGGCAAGGTCGACAATTCGCTGTTCCAGTTTTTCCAGTTTCTCGTCTCTTTCGGAGATAGCCGACATTAAGTCGTCTTTCTCTGTCGAGGCTTTACGGAAATTGGCTTCAGCCTGGTCAGCCCTTTGCTTCTCCTGCGACCATTTTTCGTCTACTTTTTCCTCTGTTTTTTCTTCGGTTTTAGTTTCTGTTTCTTTCTCAGACATTTTAATTCTCCAAATTCATTTTCAGCACTTAGTCTGTTTCGTTTCGAGAAGCTGTTTAGCTAAGACTGTCCGATTGGCTCTATGTCCCTTTGGCTGCCTTAACTCTGCTTCTTCTTTTTCTTTGTTTATTTCACTTTATCAAATGCTTCAGGCATTTAACTGTTCCTTTAATTTCTGTATCTGCCGCTTCACCGCAGCACTTGCAGGTCCACCCTGGGTATTGTGGAATATCTTTGTCAATCTATCTATTTCCGTCTGTTTCGCCACTCTGGGGTCCGGTGGTGGTTTGGGTGAAACCTTCAACGGTTTGCGTACCACCTTCGGGTGAACTGTCGGTTGTTTTTTCTCTTTTGATTTCCGTTTTAACTTCGGTACCTTTTTCATTTGTTTTCCTCGGATTAAGGTCAAGCTGCTGACCAATCTTCTGACTGATTGCAGCTATCAATATTCTGACACCTTCTTTCGGGTCGATCTTTCCTTCGGCGACTGCATTGTATAACTGCTGGAATTTCATGTACTCGACCCATACAGAATGTTCTTGTAACAGTTTCCGCCAGTTGGGAACTTCCAGTGCCTTGAGCATCTCCGGCATCATTACATTCGGCGGACCGCCCATTAGTTCGTATGCCTTATTCAACTTGACTAACCGCTTCTCGGCGTCCATTGGAATCGCCGGGGCAGGCTGAATATCGACATCAAATCTGACCTGGTTCATCTCTTGGGTTATCTGCATTACCCCGGCGGCTTTATCGTCACCGACTATTCGCACCCATCTTTCCGGTTCGTATTTCGCCTGACATATCCCCGCTATCAATTCGCAGCATTTGCGTACCCATTCAGTCTCAAAAACATTCTGTAACGCTATTCGGTCGTGAGATGAAATCGCAAGATAACTCGACTCGGTAGCAGTAAGGTTCTTTCCGGCCTTGCCTTGTGCAACATCCTGAAGACCGATAAGGTTCTTGAACTCCTGAGTAAATAGACCATACAACTGAAGCGCGGCGGCAGAAGGCGTAACCGGCGGTATTACCGCGACGCGTTTTATACCGCCCTTTACTAACCTGATTATTGAACCTGCGGCCTTACCAATTCTAAAATGTTCCTTATGTCTGCCGGGAGGAGTATCTATCGCACCCTTTTCAACCATTATTTTCGGGTCGCCGAACATCTTCATGTTATTCGTCAGATGAGAAACGGTGACATTTATCATGTCCTGAACATTTTTGTATAAAGTCACCCCGTTTATGCCCTGCCACATGAAGGGTAAGAGGTAATGGGGAATCACTACAAAAGGCCAGCGCGAATACGGATACTTCTGGTCGTCCGGATTAAGGATTAAATCGTCTACATGAATTACATACCTTCCAGTTGGATAATCAGGCTCAGTCCATTCCTTGGTAGTCCTTTTCGGCCAGTTATCCATGTCTACAGGTTTACCCCTGGTATCGTAAAATACTCCATCCTGACTGAACATTTCGCCGGACTCTATAAGTTCCTGTGGAGGTATGTCTTCTTCTATTTTCTGCTTGGTTTCCAAATAGTCTTTGAAATAGGTCTCAGACAACTTGACGAACTGCTTATCTTCGTCGATGTCGGTATTAGTCATTCGGTCGGAATCGAGTATCCTGTCTAATATCCGGTTCTGGTCATTTGCACCGAGTCCTTTATCGATTCCGCCCTTACCCTTGGCCGGGAATGTACCGGCTGAAGCTAATTGGCCCCTTATCGTAGTATCACCGCCGGATACAAGGTCTTTATATTTACTGGCCTTCAGTTCGAGTTTCTTTTTGAACTGCGGCCATCGCGCCTGTGCCCATTCCAAATCCACGAATCGGACTGTCCCACAATCGCCATCCTCGATTTTCTCGTTATCGGAAGCCCAGAACTCAGCGGGATGCCACAACTTATGCCTGACATCGCCCATCCATCGTTTCTGCTTATCGTCCCAGGTACATTTTTCGTCCCAGAAGATTTTACTGACACGATAACCAAAGATTTTACCGCATAAGATTGCATAAATCTGTTCGAGCCGCATACCGGAACGATTGATGCCTTTTTCCCATTGCCACTGGAGAATATTCTGCCATGCCTCGGCACTATCTGCATCGTCATCGTTCCAGGGAAGAGCGTGAATCTCGGAAAAGTTCTTACTGAGCTTCGCTATTTCCTGCATAGCGGACGGCCAGATATAATTGATAACAATCCAGTCCCATTCTTTATGTTCCTTTTTGTGGGCCAACTGGTCACCGAAGAAGTAGCGCAGAGATTCCTGCCACAAAGAGACCCATTCCTCGGTCTTCTTCATGCCCGCTTCTTCCTTTTTTGTGAGCATTGCTATGAAAGTTTCTTCTTTGTTTTCCGCCATTACAGTCCTAAAAATAACTCACATAACACTGCATGGAAGTACCGCCAATAGCAGTGAATCGAATACTCAGGTACTTGAAACCCACTAAATCGAAACACAACTTGCAAATCCTGTTATTCCCACTGTCTATCGCAATCGGGACATCGTACCAGCTGCCGGGGTTGGTAATAACGATAGTATCCGCATACAAAAATCCATTTTCAGATACCGCCGTACCTAACAGACCGGTCCCGGCGGCGACTATCTCGGCAGGACCGATATTGCCCGGTCCGACAGTCCTGTATCCATATAGACTCCAGGAAAACGTATCATTATTAGAACCTTCCCCGTCGAAAATCAGCGTAACCCCGCCAACTTCCGGCCCGGCAACGAAACATTCACTATCGTCAGGGCGGTCGGTGGATTTATAAGTCAGCCCGGCAGTAACACCGTCCAAATCGCTGTCCGCCACCGTTACCTGACCCGACCGTAGCTTTTCATAACTGCTCTGTATTGTATGTAACATTGTCAAAACGGTCTTATCCATGCCTGAACGCCAAAGCTAATATCCGGATACTCGATGTGCAGGAAACTATATCCAACAGTATCTATGGCAAGTTTGGCAACACCTCTTGTACTATCAACATCGGCAATCGTAACCGACGTTAAATGTGTTTCCGTCGCCACGGTAATACTGGAACAGAACATACCGTGCGTGGCGTCAAGACTGGCCGCCGTACTGTCAAGATAAGCGTCTCCTAAATGTATGGACCCATCGCAAATCTTCATAGCAGGTCCATTCTCGGCATATCCGTATAACGCAAACGCACAACCCTGTTCAGCAGAACCATCGCTATCATTGGTATTCAAACCCTTCACAACAAAATCCCAGCCCCCGGTAAAGAACAGTTCAATACCGTTATATTCGGCGCCAAGCTTCTTGGCATAAGAGGATTTGTCGTTAAAGGAATTGGTATACCCTGCCGTCTGCCCGTCTATTGCAGTATCGGCAACGGTAACATCCGATGGACGCATAGGTTCATAACCGGTCCCTATTGTCTGGAGCATTCCCATTTTGTACCTTTCATTTATATATAGGCGGTCCGCCGTATCGCGACCGCCTGGTTTGTTTAGGTAGAGCATACGGCTGCCATGCCCCTATCGTTGTCCGCCCGTCGAATAAACCTGTTAAACCGCCGTTGAGAGCAGGCGAACTTGCGCGTAACCTGAAATCACCGTCCGCAGGATTGACGAATAGCGGGTCAACTTCAAGCGTACCTACCGGCAGCGCCGGGTTTGGTGAGATTTGGTCGTGGACTATCGGATTTGTTAATACCGCACCGGCGCTTACTGAGTACATGATGCTATTAAAGCCACTACCCATGCTGCCATTGGCCATGTTTATCGCAACGTCGGCCGCTTCAGCGGGTGAAAAAATGTTGTTAATGCACACACTCGCCGCCTGTACTCCGGCGAGTGAAACAACACATGACACGGTTTGGTTGAAAAAGATATTGTTCATTAACGACGAGTTGGCCATTTGATTTATGCCTATTTCTCCTTCGTAGATTAAACAGCAACATACATAACAATCATCC